TCGGACAGTGGACAGAATTTTCCTTTGATGAAGAAGGTATGACCGCTAAAGGTCAGATCTACATGAATACGGTCGGCGGCTCTGATCTTCATTCCGTATTAAAAGAATCCCCTAATATGTTCGGCGGAGTCTCTGTCGGCGCGTTTGCAGAAGATGCTGTAATGGTCGATGCAGAAGGCAACCCCACTAAAGAGGCTGATGGCTACTTTAGAATCACTAAAGGCGGTCTGCGGGAAGTCTCGGTCGTAATGTATCCCAATAATCCAAATTCAGAAATCAGTAGGCTGGAAGCATTTAATGCCGAAGGACACCTAATGATTAGAGTAATCGAAAAGACTCTGCGGGAAGCAGGGTTAACGCGAAAAGATGCGACCACCGCATCTATGGTATTCAAGAAAATAGTGGAAGCGCGGGAAGCCCTCCACGAAAATCTTGACACTCAACCAACTCAGGGGGAGCCTGATGCGGTGGCAACAAAGCAAGCCGACGAAATTCTTAAAGCCCTAAAAGAGCGAGAATTGTTGAAGGCATTATCCCAACGTCTTAAATAAAGGAAATCAAAATGAACGAAGTAATCGAGAAGCTAGACCATATCGAAGCAGCTAACACCGCCAAGATCGAAGAAATCAAGAGCGAAGTAAATGTATCTCTGGAAGCTGTACGCGCCGAGGTCGATGAGAAAGTAGCAGCCCTAGAAGCTAAGGTTGCATCTATCCAAATCCCTTCGATCATTCAGCCTAAAGCTAAGACCGTTTCGCAAGATGTGAACCGCAGAGTTAAGGAACAACTGAGCGACTTTACAAAGTCAAATAGCCGGATGGAAAAAGAAATCAGCTTGTTTGAATCTGATTCGCAGTATGACGCTTTCTTAAAAGAATCTGCTGGTCTGCAAGGTTCTGGCGCAGGGGTCGGCGGTCGCACTGCTTATGATCCTGTATTCGTTGCATTGCGTTTGGCTAATCCTATGCGCGGCGTATCACGCACCGTTGCAACTGATGGCTCTACCTATCAATTCCGCGCTAAAATTGGCAACACTGGGCCAGCATGGGGCTATCCTATCCAGAACAACGGAGCAGCCACCACAGTCGCTACAAACATTTGGCAACTGACTCTGCAAGATATTAACGTACAGTTCCCATTGCGTACCGCTGCACTGGACGATATTGACGGTCTGGAAAGTAACGTAGTCTCGGACATGTTAATAGAATTTTCGGAACAGGAAGGAATTTCAATGATCCAGAACGATGATCAGAGTTCCGATGCTGGTATCGTCGCTGCTACTGGTGGTATTAATGGTCTGCGCGGTTTGAATCAATACCTCGGTGGACAAGGTGCATACGCTCCCGGTGTAACTACTACCGCTGCATACGGAACAAGCGGCACAGGTTCTAGCAGCGGATTGTCTAGCATCGCTACCTACGATCAGTTAGTAACGAATGGCAGTGCCGCTGGTGCAGCTAACATCCAATACAAGGATGTTATTAACTTCATCTACGCCTTGCCACAACAATACTGGACAACCTCTGCACGTTTCGTTATTAATCCAATTTTGCTTTCACAGATTCGCGGATTGACCGATGACAACGGTACACCAGTATTCGAGCGTATGAGTCCTCTGGAAACAGATGGAATCGTAGGCCGCTTGTGTGGATTTGATGTTGTTGTCAACAAGTATCTGGATACCCCTAGCTACGCTGGTGTAAACAAGCCTGATCTGTTCCCAATGTACTTTGGTGATTGGTCACGCGGTCATACAATCGTTGATCGTTTGAATATGATTCTAAGGAGATACGACCAAACGGCCCCCGGTTTTATAACCTTTTTTGGAGAAAAAAGACTGTGTAGCTCCGTTGTTGACCCATTTTCAATAATCCGCTACCGTTCAACACATACGGCTAACGACTAAGAAAACGCGGGGGAGAAATCCCCCGTCTTTCCAATTTAAAGGAAACTCACATGAGCCTAATTCTCGAAGCAGTAAAAACAGCATTGTCCGAGGGTCGGGCTGATGTTAGTTTGAAGGAAGCAGCCGGACTTACTGGGTCTGGTACTGGTGTTGGTGGTCGCGTTATTTATGACCAAGCCTTTGCACCATTAAGATTTGGAAATCCTTTCCGTATGTGTGGCGCACGAGAAATAACCACTATCGGATCAGAAGAAGCGTTCGTAGTTAAGACAGGTAACGCCACTGTGATTCAAACGGGAACCACGAACCCGTGGGGTTATAGCGTTAAGAATAACGTAGGGAATTACGCCACTTCATTCTGGCAAATATCACAAAAATCTATAAATGCTGTTGTCCCAATTCGGACGGCTATTCTTTCTGACATTAATGGATTGGATGAAAGTATTGTATCGGACATTGCTTTAGAATTCGCGCAGCAAGAAGCTCTTTCCATGATGTTTAATAACGATCTGTCCAATCAATCTACTCCTACCCCACAAACGGGAGGCGCAAGCGGATTGCGTGGATTGAATTTCTATAGTGATGGAGCTACAGCGTCTTTTGGTACAAGCGGTTCAGCAGAGACGAATGGACGGCACGTTATGAAAGCCGTTACAGCAAGCTCTAAAACTATTGTCGCATATAACGACCTAACCACCCTTGCAGCGGCATTACCTGCTCAATACTGGATGAGTCCATGTACATCGTGGATGATGCACCCTAACACCATTCAATTATTCCGTCAGTTAAAAGATACGGCTGGCTTGCCAGTATTACTTGAAACCGGGGACGAGGATGGTGGTTCGGTATGCAGTATATTCGGATTTCATGTAATGCCTAACCCATACATGGATCAGTATGGAGCATACAAAATGCCGATCTATCTAGCGGCTTGGGATCAGTTTGTTACGATTGCCGATAATGAGATGATGAGCATTGAAATGCTGGAACAGTATCAGCCCGGATTTATTTCTCTGTATGCCGAGAAGCGTGTCTGCTCTACTATTCGTGATGTATTCGCTGGTGTGCGGTTGAATTGTCCGGCATAGGAGTAATCTATGGCAGTCGAAAATATGACGCTAGGGGAATTTTTCGGGTCAAACCGAAACCCCTACAATTACGCCAAAATAGAACAGATAGCACGGGACACGGTAACTCAATGGCTAACGCTTGATGAGATTACTCAACAGTTAAATTTATTCCATGATGAGTCGCAAGACGCTTATTTAGAAAGTATTGAATTGGCTACCCGCTTTGCGATTGAGGACTATCTTGGTATGTCTATATTCAGTACGCAATTTAGAACGTACTACGGCAATTCTGGTGTTTATGGGACGGCTCTTTATCTTGACTTGCCGGAAGTATCAATTGGATCAGCAGGGGTAACGCTTAATTCTGTAGTCTATTATGGCGTAGAAAGTAACTCCCCGATCACGATGGCAAAGACGGATTATTTTTACGATCAGACAGGGAATCGGGTTGTCGTATCGTCAATCCCGACCACGCTTAATCAGACTATGGCTAATCCGATCATCGTGACATACACCCAGAACGCTAATCCTATGGCTTATTACCCTACGATTAAGCAAGCTGGCTTGATGCTGCTTACGCACCTGTATAACAATAGAAGCGCAAGTACATTAGGCGCGATGAATTCCAGCACCATGATTAATTGGGGAGTGGATGCTTTACTACGTCCCTATAAGCCGCTGGTGATGTAATGACCATAGTCAGGTATGAGAGCTTCACGTTTAATAATGTAACTAATGGGGTCAATTCAGTCGGAGAATATACGACTACAATAACCCCGTGGTTTGAGACGCGAGGACTCATACAAGACGTAGCTAATTCATTAAGGATCAGCGAGAGATACAGGGTCTATCAAGACTTAGTAAAGATCACGGTTAACTACACGCCAAACAATAAGATGATCGTAGATAATCAAAATCTCTACAGTATTTTATGGCGCGGATTTGATTGGAGGATTACTGACATCATGGAATCTAATGATAGGATGCGGGTGACTTATCTCTGTTACCGTAACGATCCAGCGACCCCGGTATGAGCCAGAATAACCCTTATCTATACGCAGAGGCTATTCAGTATCAATTAGCCGCGATCTTTAATCCCGTCCCTGTCTATGCAAACTTTAATCGGAACTGGGCAACGGAAGAAAAGTTCATAACTTGGCAATTGAGGAATGTGCATCAGCCCGTATATACTGGACAGACTCAAAATAATAAGGGTATAGATACGCCGGTATTTCAAACGACTATATTCTGCAAGAACATGACTGATGCTTTTAATCTTGGCAATACCTTTCTGCAAGAATTGCACGGGTACTCAGGATTATTCGGAAGCGTCAATGATGGATTTTTCATAGCGAAGGCGGATATTCATTGGCTCTACAATACCTATGATGACCAGCTTGGTATGAATCAAATAATACTAGATTGCACAATGGACATACCTACATAAGACAAAATCTTTTTTAACTCTTATTTAAAGGACTCATCATGGCACTGATTAACAAGATTCTACCCGGATATGTAGCAACCCTCTGGATGCAAGAAGCTGATACCCCTACTCCATTGAGCGTAGCTAATCTGTCAGTCTGGACAGGAGAAGTGGCTAATATCGTTGGAACCTCTGCTGGTGGTCTTGGAACAACTGGTATGCAGCTTCCTGTTGAGGCTGTACCTTCATTCGGTTCCGATGATGCTGTAGCAGCTTACTCGGTAGCTGGTGCAAGAACAGGCTCTAAGATCACCACGCAAAACCAAGTAACGTCATTGACGATTACCGCACCGTGGAATCCAGCCGACTTAGCTCAATTGCTGATTCGTGCAGACGGCTACGGTGGTACTATTGTTCGCACCTATGTAGTCGCTGTATATGATGGCACTGATACTGTCGCTTATGCTTTCAACGGTATGGTCGGCGGTCTAAAATGGGATATGGCTCCTAATGCAGAAGGCAAGTTCATTTTCACCATTCATCCTATTGGTGGATTGAACTACGGCTGGTCTAACAATAGCTAAGAGATGAGCCGCCCTTCGGGGCGGTTCTACAATATATGACAACAAACAATTCAGCAGCACTCCTCGACTATATAATCCATCAGGCGAACTCAGGCCAGAAGAATTGGTTTAGCCATCAGCAACAGCGCATAGCTGGAATTCATTTAGCGTATGAAATAGCCAAGAATCACGCTGACACCATGACCCCGGATGAGGTAGCCGATTACACCGTGCAACTCAATAACGCGATATACAAAAAAATCGTATTGGGTGATTAATGGTCAACACGGTTAACACTACCATCAAATTTGTAGGCTTTGAAGAACTCAAAGACGTATTTCAGCAGCTATCCGACAACTTTGGCCCAAAAGATAACCAAGCCATTTTAAGAAAGTCAGTACGACAGTCTATGCTGCCCGTTCTCGCCACGGCAGTAGCATTAGTACCTCACGACACTGGCGCGCTTGCAGCGTCTCTACAGGTCGAATCTAGGAAGCCTACTGGAAGGGATATAGCGTCTAAGTATATTGGGGCAACTGATACCGTGATCGGGTTGGTAACTACGGCTCCGGGCAAGAAGTTAGCGAAACTGAAATTTCAAAACTTGAAAACCAATACTAAACAAGTCGGGGTAAGAACCGATATGAGAGCAGCGGCAGTAGAGTTCGGTACGGCTAAAATGGCGGGGACTCCGTTCCTCAGACCAGCATTAGAAGGGCAGGCAACATCAGTAGTAGAAAGTTTGGCTTCATTAATATCACAAAACTTAGAAAAATTTAAGTCTAAAAACATATAAGGATAAGACATGAATAAGCTAGAAAAAGCATTAGGTTCACAATTTGCAAAGCATAAAGAAAGCGTCAGGACTCGTTCATTTACTATGGGCGGCCATACCTTCAAGGTTAAAGTTCCATTAACCAAAGAATTCGAGGATATGCAAGTCAGGATGGAGCAGACCAACGACGAGACGCTGGAAGCCTACTACCAAGACTTAATTAAAGATTTAAAAGAGGGCGAGGGTTGCCAGATCACTGAGGATGATGTTCTCGTGGATGGCGGCTCGATGAGAGAGGCTGCAAAGAATAAGCGTATATTAGAGCAACGTATTACAGAACTATTCAGACTATTAGTGCCGGAAGAAGTGGACTTCGACATGGCAAACATTACCTATCCTATGATAGATGAGTTATTCCCTCTGCCGATCCAGCTACAGGTTATTAAAAGTATCAGCGAGACAGTCTCCCCCGGATACGAGGAAGCGAAGGGAAAATAACGGGGTCAGTCCGTAGGCAGGTTAAAGCAATGCTTACGGCTAACGGGACTGATCCTGACAGCATAGATGAAGAACGATTTACCGATATTTGTATTATGTATGCCGATGGGTTGATCGGGAACCGGGGAATGATGGAAGTGCTAGGCTCATTGACCGGAGCGATATATAATTACATGAGGTCGGAAAATCAGGCGGCTTTTAAACTACAGGACATAATACCAAAGACATACGATTACTTATATCCTCCTTTAACTAAGGAACAGAAAGCCGAACAAGCTAATGAAGCATTGCGGAATTATATGAAATCGGCTCCGAACGCACCCAATAACATTTAAGGGGTAAAAGATGGGAATGTTAGCAAGACTTGGTGTCGTTCTAGGGCTGGACTCAGCAGAGTTTCAGAAGGGGATTGAGGGAGCCGACCGCCAGTTAGATAAGTTAGTCAAGAACGCCCAGAAAGGCGCGGCTATCGCTAGTGCTGCTTTTGTCGCAATGACGTATGAAGCATTAAACTACGCCGATCAGATAACCGATACTGCTAAAGCTAATGATATGGCGGTGACTTCTATCCTAGCTCTATCTCAGGGCTTGGTAGATAACGGTGGCAAAGCAGAAAAAACGGTATTACTGTTGGCATCGTTTAATAAGAAAGTAGATGAAGCTGCAACAGGTTCACTTGCCGCCCAACAAGCCTTCGGGAAGATGGGTGTATCTTTAAATGATTTATCTAAACTCAGCATAGACAAACTTTTCGACAAGACTCTTAATTCCGTTGCGGCATTAAAAGACCCTATAACCCGTAATGCTACCGCTATGGATATGTTTGGCAAGGCGGCTAAAGGCGTGGATTTTATTGGTCTGGCTAATGGAACACAAGAAGCTAGAGACAAGTTCCAGCAATATGCTTTTGCAGTAGAAGAAGCTGGAAGGCTACACGATGAGATCAAATCAAAGGCTCACGAGATGATGCTCATGTTTACCAGTGCCGTCATACCTACTCTTACAACGATGTACGAGGCATGGAATAAGAATAGTGCGGCATCAAAATATTTCTTCGATGGATTGTCAGAATTAGTAAAGTATGGTGCGGTCGGGATCAATACTTTGGCATCAGCAGTCACCCAATTAGCTACGACTCTAGTATTTATGGGGGAGTCATTAGCAAAGGTATTAGCTGGTGATTTTAAGGGGATATCAGCAGCTTACGATACATTAAAAGCAAAGAATAACGCTTTATGGGCTGATAACCAAAAGTTCATGCAAGATATAATGTTCGGCAAAGAGAAGCCGATGGAGATGGGAATAAGTGTAAGTGGAGTAGGTAGATCGGTTACAGCAGCAAAAGACCCGGAAGTAGAGAAGGCTAATAGACTTCAGCAGACCCTAGATAAAGCAAAATTACTTTCTGCTGAATATATGCGGCAGAATGAATTTTCTTTAGCTCAATTAAATATACAGGCTCGAATCGCCCTATATCCGCAGCGAGAACAAGAGGTAATAAAAGAAACTTTGCGAATCAGGCAGCAACTCAGCACACAGCTAGAGCAGGTAGAGGCAAAGATTCAAAACGCTCTAATTATGAAGGAGTATGAATTAGCCGATGTATTACGAGGACAAAAGAAGATTATCGAGGAACAAGGGCTAATCTATATTCAACGCACTGAACAGACAATGAGGGCGATACAGGCAGAGCAGTATACGTTCTCCTTCGGATGGAGAAAGGCATTTAACCAATTTAATGATGATGCAAAGAACTATAGCAAGCTAGGAGCCAACGCCTTTAGCACTTTTACCAATACTATTGGATCAGCTATAGATCAGTTTGCCACGAATGGGACGCTATCCTTTAAGAGATTTGCTTTGAGCGTAGTGCAAGATATATCTCTAATGCTGGCTAAGTTCTACGCGATGCAGTTAGCAATGATGGCGGTCGGCTTTTTAACAAAAGCGATAGGCGGTATGGGAGGCGGGTTATCAGGCGCGGCGGCTGGTATCGGTAAGGGATGGAATACTGGCGGCTTTGCTGGCACTACGATGCTGGCGGCTGGTGGGGATATTAATGGCCCCGCTATTGTCGGTGAGAACGGCCCAGAATTATTTATCCCTAAAGGTAGCGGCTCGGTCATTCCTAATCAGCGTATGGGGCAAGCTATGCAGAATCAGCCTTCTGTGACGTATAATGGCCCCTATATACAATATATGTCTGCAATAGATACGCAGTCAGCTACACAATTCTTAGCTAAGAACAAAGCGGCTGTATGGTCTGCTAATCAATCTGCAAACCGATCCGTACCAGTGAACAGGTAAAATCATGAGCCTTAATACGATTTTAATTAATAGCGAATGGATAGGCATTAACGATCATCGCTTTGTGGGTCAAGTAGTCAGCCGGAATCAGAGAATCTCTACTGCTGAGATTTTAACGGTAGTCCCTTTCTTGTTTGAAATGAAGCCGCATAACTATTTACTCTACAGCAAGAATAGAAATCTTTTGAATTCGCTTCGGATTCCTGACAAGTCATTAGAGCAATATTTGAATTTTGGTGTAACTGGATGGCTTAATTATATCCAGTATCAGGGCGATATGAGTTCTGGTGCTATTGAAAACACCGCTTGGCAAACAGCATCAGCAGCGAAGGTTCTAGTATTGGGTTCGTTGCCATCAATTAGCGCGTCACTTTATGTAGTTAAAGCAGGGGACTTCTGTCAGGTCGGTAGATACAGTTACATTGCCACAGCAGACGTACTCAGAGGCTCTGGAACGACCGTTAATATTCCAGTACATCGTAACCTAATCACTACACTTCTCAGCCCCGTAGCGGGTGTTATAGGGCAATATGGAACAACGGTAGCAATGGGCGGCAATTCTTATACTGGCTGCACCTTCCCGGTTATTCTGCAAGACTACCCTATTTATAATCTTATGCCGATAACGAATGATTCCTATATTACTTGGTCGGGAACATTCAAAGCGTTTGAAGCGGTGCTATGAATACGATTCCACCACTGGTCGGCACGAATAACATTCGGTATGCTGATTTTATCCGCTTGACTACTCCTGATGAAACTTTCCTATTAACTTCTGCACCCGCTTCTATTACTGTTCCGGCGGTAGATTCTCAGCCATTCGCAGGTCTAGGACAGATAGTTAGAATAGGTGACGCGACTAGAGATATAAAGTCTACGGCTAACGAAACTATCTTTACTTTAGTCGGGATAGATACAGCTATGCTAGGGCTGGTCTTGAGCAAGAATATTAAAGGCTCACAGATTGAGGCGTGGAAGGGATTTTTTGGGACTGATGGAGTCTTGCTCACTACTGGCGGCACTGGCGGTCTATATCAATTCTTTAATGGATATGTCACCTCATTCGGCATCACCGAAGAATGGATGGAAGAAGCTAGGGCATACGTTGGATTAATAGCTATATCAGCTTCATCAATTCAAATGATTTTGCAGAATAGAACGGCGGGAAGATATACGAATGATAACGCTTGGCAATTCTTTACTCCCGGCGATACCAGCATGAATAGAGTTTCATACATAACAACTATCAATTATCAATTTGGAAAGGGTGCTACAGCCTCATCGTGATAAGACAAGCCAATAGATTTGACAAGATAGAAGTAATCGACACAATGAGACTCTTTAAGCAAGAGAGCGAGATTCCATTTTTCCAGAATATGGAGAACCCGGAATGGTGGGGGAAGATATTTGACTCTTTGATTGCTGGTAGAGGGGTTATTTTTATCGAAGAAGGGAAAGGATTGATAATGGGCATGAGCAACCCTTCTATATGGTGCGATAAGACATGGATATTCCATGAACTCGCATGGTATGTTAAGCCTGAGTTTAGGAAAACTACTGTAGGTTATAGATTGTTTAAGGCTTTCTTGGATCACGGGGATAAGTTAAAAGAAGAAGGTAAGGTACATCAGATAGTTATGGGTAAGGCTCATAATAGCCCAACCATAAATTATGAACGATACGGCTTTAGAAAAATGGAAGAAACGTGGATAAGCGACTCACAGCAATAATATTTGTATTTCTTACGACCGCTACTTATACAGCGGAAGCACACGCATTTTTTGCGGTTATTCTGGCAATAGTTTTAGAAATATCTATAGCAGCAGCCGTTTCAATGATTGCCGCATCTACGGCTTTAATGGTTTCGGCTTTCGTTGTTAATCTAGTTGTATCAATGGCTATCTCTTTCGCCGTATCTGCGGTGATAGGTGGCCCCAATGCACCGGGAGCGGGCGGGTCTGGTGGAGGCGGAGATGCTTCCCGTGATCCGGGCAATAGAGTGCAAGTTCCACCAGCAACAGCAAATAAACTACCAGTAGTCTACGGAGATGCGTGGGTCGGCGGAACAATGATTGATCTTAGTATTACATCTAGTGACCAGACTATGTATTACGTTCTAGCATTAAGCGAGGTCACAAATACAAATACAGGACAGACCCCAGATACTATTACCTTTGGTGATGTTTATTATGGCGGGAAAAAATGTATTTTTAATGATACTGATAAGTATCAGGTAGATGCTCTGTTAGATGAATCCACGGGAGTCTCTGAAACGAATGTAGCCGGGAAGATACAGATATATTTTTATAGCAACGGATCAAATACTCCCACTAATTCAAGTAGTTCAGCAATCAGCATTATGCAGAATCCTGATCTTGTATATAAATGGGATGCTACAAAACTAATGACCAATTGCGCCTTTGCGATTCTTGTTCTTACTTACAGCGTAACGGCGAATATTAGAGGCTTATCCCAAACAAAATTTCAAGTAATTAATAGCAGACATAAGCCCGGACAATGTATGTCTGACTTTTTGATTAATACAAAATATGGAGCAGCAATTCCTGCAATACAAATAAATACCGCGACTCTTGATGCTTTGGATGTTTATAGCGATCAGCAATTTACCTATACAGATTATGAGGGAGGCACTACAACTCAAACTAGATTCCGTTTCGATGGGGTCGTAGATACTCAAAGAACCATAATGGGAACGCTGCAAGATATGACGTCAAGCTGCGATTGTCTATTAAGATATGATGAGATCACGGCACAATGGGGAGTTATAGTTCAGAAACCAACCTATACAGTCGCAATGGAGATAAATGATAGCAATATCATATCTGGACTACAGGTAACGCCTATAGATTTGGCTAATACATTTAATATCGCCGAAGTTAAATTCCCGGACTCATCTAATCAAGATGCTTTCAATACTTCAACTTTTGATCTGGCGCAGATTGATCCAGCCCTTCTATTCCCGAATGAGCCTGTAAATAAACAATCTATTACAGTGCCATACGTTAATAACAATGTACGCGCGCAATATCTAGCTAATCGCTTCTTAAAGTCAGCCCGTGAAGATTTGCAGGTCACTTGTGCTGTCGGCTTTGTCGGATTGCAAATTGAAGCGGGAGACGTAATCTCGATGACCAATGCTAACTATGGTTGGGTTAATAAATTATTCAGAACTAACAAATCATCACAGACCTTTAAAGATGATGGCGCGATTATAGTTAATTTGCTTCTAATGGAGTTTAATCCAGCGGTCTACGATGATGTAGCCATTACACAATTCCAACCAAGTCCCAATTCTGGTATCGGCGATCCTCTAGTATTCGGAACAGTGCCTCCACCAATAGTTAAGACAGAATATCCTACTGCGGTTAACCCTTTATTCTTGGTTCAAGTAACGACCCCGGCTGCGGGTATCTCTCAGTATGCGGAACTCTATTACACCGCGTTCTCAAGCCCTACAGAGGCTCAATTAATCTTTGCAGGCACTAGCGAGGTGCAAGCGAATGGAACCCCGTGGAATCCCAATACGATCCTCCCATTAATATCTCTAGCGGGGATTCCTTCTGGGGATTGGTATTTCGTTACTCGCATGAGAAATAGTCTGGGAGCATCTAGCTTCAGCCTACCTAGTGATTTATTTGCTTGGAGGCCAACAACTTTCCAATACACAAATCAATATATTGTTATAGCTTATGCCACCTCGATTACGGGTTCTGGCTTCAGTCTTAATCCTAGAAATAAGACCTATTATGGATTATTGAATCAAAATAACGAGACTCCTACTACAAATCCGGGGGATTATTCATGGTATTTAGCTGATCCCGCTTTTGGTACAACTGTTTATCCTTTATATACAAATAGAACTGGACGCAAAATATCTTTCGCTACAGGCTTCGCTATCTACGCTTCTGGTACAGCGGCTTTTGTTCCATATGAAACAAATCTTTACGATCCTACTATCTGGTCGGCATTGCCTGATGGAGTCAACTATATTGATCTGGATGTAAGAACTGGGCAGTTATTGAAGGTAGGGACTACAAGTGTAGGAACAGGAGAGGTATTGGTAACGAATAATGCCGATGGAGTGGTAATCGCTCAATTAGCTCCTTATCTTGATTTCGGTGCGGGTGTTTATACCTATACCACTACACCAGCTACGCTCACTGTTGATATTTATGGTCGGGTAGTAGGCTTTACCATTCCCGATACTTTTGAGATGACTATCTCGACATTTACAGCGACAAGTGGGCAGACAGTATTCTCAGTTTCTAGGAACGCAGCCTATATAGTGGGCCAATGTTTCGTATTCAATCAAGGGACACTTTGCCAGACTTCAGAATATACGGACGCGGCTGGCGGGGTGACTTTTGGAACTGGAATAGTATTGAATAACATCATTACTATTATATCTTTTAGATCGACCGATACTAATACCAGCGCATCTTATGCCTCATTTACCAGACATTCAGCAACGCTTACTAATGCTGGAAGTTATACGGCTTCGGGCTTTGTTATCTACTCTGGATACGAACTGTTATTCTTGAATGGAACGGTAGTCAACGAACAAGACTATGATATTATCGGGCAGACTATTACAAACTTTCCTAATGCAACCACGGGCGATCTTGAGATAATCCAATGGACTCCGAATAATTTAGGCGTTCCTAATGGAACTCCTGTAAATGCGGTTCGTAATACTGTAATAGGTCAAGCTGCTTATGCGTTTTCATTATCGGTAGGTGGATTTAATTTGTATACAAACGGAGTATTACAAAAAGACGGGGTGGATTACACTGCTGTATCAACAGGATATACTTTATCAGTCACTCCGACTATAATTGATAACATACTTGTTCAACAAACATTCGCGCGCGCGGGGGCAGCATGACAAACGCTTTTAACCTAAGTCAGTTAGCAAATAATACGAACTCATCAGGTCAGGTTGCTCTAGGAACTGGAGTCAGTGGAGCATTGGGAACCGCTAACGGTGGGACGGGGTCAACAAGCGCCACAGGGGCTTGGACTCTACCAGTGGGTACAACAGCGCAAAGACCGTCTCCCGTTACTGGGATGAGCAGATATAACACCACTCTTAGTGCTATGGAATATTACAGCGGCACTAGCTGGTTATCGGTTACTGGAACGTATGCTGTCAGTTACTTAGTGGTAGCTGGTGGTGGTGGTGGGGGTGAATATGCAGGTGGTGCTGGCGGTGCTGGTGGATTATTAACTGGAACCTCATCGGTTGCGGTTGGAACTGTTTATTCTGTAACAGTTGGTTCCGGTGGGGCTGGTTCAGTATCTTCAAATATCAATGGAGTATCTGGAACAAATAGTACAGCTCTTGGAGAAGTGTCTATCGGAGGTGGGGGCGGGGCGTCTGGAACTAATGCGGCTGCTGGTTCAGCAGGTGGGTCTGGAGGTGGATCAACAACTACAACAAACGCTCTTGGAACTTCAGGTCAAGGAAACAATGGTGGGCAGGGGACTGCTGCAGGCAGTCAA